TAGCTGTTGCTCTTATAATTTGTAAATCAACTGCATACTGACCACGTGAATTACCACCTACGGCTGTTGCATCTGGACAAGCTGCAATAATAGCACCTGTACCTTTTGGTTTAAGAGCAAAGTTAATATCTGCTGCTGTACCAATTACTTCAATGAAAGCTGTTGCTTGTGTAGCATTACAAACTCCATCAATGAAATTTGTTAATCCACCACCACCACCACCTACTGAAAAGAATTTAGCGTATCTAGCCATGATTATTTACTTACAATATAAGACAATGTGTTAGTTCCAGATACAGAAATTACACCTGTATCTATTACATCTATAGTAAGACCAGCTTTATCTGGAATTACAATAGCTGGACCACCATTAATTGCTATGTTAATGTTAGCACCAGTAGTATTAACTACAGTTACATATACTGCTGATTCAGAAGTTAAAGGTGTCAATGCACCACTTAAAGCAACGGTACGGGTAATATCATTACCACGTCTTGTTGCATTATATAATCTATCAATGAGAGATCTTGTCCAAACGTCAAAACTTTTAGTTAGCATTTTTTTATTTTTTTAAATTATGGTATACAAAGTGCACCAGGGGTTATAGTAATATCAGGATCTACAGTGTTTGGTGGGGTATTACTATCCGCACAAACAGTTAAACTTCCTAATGGTGATATAGAACTCATTATTTCTTCAGTTGTTCCACATAATGTATAAAATACATCTTGTGTTGAAATACTACTTGTATTATTAATTACATAAGTTCTGCAATCCATTGGATTAGATATAACATTATATCCAGCTGCATATACTCCACCACCACAATAAGATTGAACTTCTACATTATAATCTACACCACTAGTAAGTCCAGTAATATTAAATTCTTCAGGATTTAATCCAGTACTAGGTACAATCACTTCAGTATAACTAGGATCAGTTGTTCTTTTATACCTAATCTTATATTGAGTAGGTGTTGGTACCGGAGGTACAAATGTTACATATAAAGTGCTCATACTGTTAATGTTTTAAAGCTTAAGGTAATAGATGTACAACAATCTACAGATAATGATGTACTAGTTTTAATTCTTACGTAATAAGTTGTATTAGCTAATAAATTAATAATTGTCCGTTGGGTATAAGTACTAGCTAATGGTACTTGTACAACCCCAGATACAAATGTTGGATCTATACTATACTCTAACTTAACTGCTGTAATAGCAGCCGGAGCAGGAGGATAAGACCAAAATATGCTAGCTTCAGTAGTTTTAATATCTAAGATTTCAAAATCTTTAATACTTTGACATGCAGCTGAAGGATCATAACAACTAGGATTAGTTAAATATAATGCCATTTTTTTAATAACAACATCTAATCTATCATTTGTATTAATACCTAAAGTATAAATATTATTACCCGTATAGTTAACACACTCAAAATTAGTTATCTCTTCACAAGGTTCTGCATTGTTACATACAGTTGTTACCGGTGAAGTGAGTGTGGTTTCAGTGCATCCACAAGGTGTTGCTTGACAATTACAGTTCATAAGTTTAGTTAATTAAAAATGCTACTATAGGTTCTGGTGATACACATGTTCCTGTGTTAACAATTGAAATTTCTTGTTGAGGACATGTACGTGTAATAACTTCATAAGGGTTACCTACTGGATCAGTAATTACAGAAATAATTTGAATCTCTACATAATAAGTTCCTAAAGCTAAACCTGAGGCAACTCCAGTAATTGGGTTACCCATTAATGTTGCATCATTTGTAGTAAAGCTAGATACTAATACTAATGAAGCATTATAAATATTAATTCTGTATTTAGTTGTTGGACTAGTAATATAAATGTTAGGAAAAGAATATGTAATTTCACCAATACTAAATCTATAATTAGAGGTAAGAGTTAATGTAGGACATGCAACAGTATTAACCATTGGGAATGTAATTACATTTTGACAAGTCAAATCACTTGTACCATTATAAAAACAATACTGTACAGATATAGTAAAATCTTCAGATAAATTTAAAGAAGTACTAGAAAGATCAAAATCTCTAGAACTAGCACCATCTAATATACCAGGAATATTATTAAATACAAAACTAGCAGTATGTAAACTAGTATCTGTAATAGTAATAGAAGATGATGGCGATGTACACTGTACAAATTGACTTGGTAATACACTTCCTGCATTTGCAAAAATACTTAAAGTACTACCATCCAATACACCATAAAATCCTATATTAATATCAGCACAAGTTTTATTACAACAATCTTGTAATTGGGTAACTAAACCACGCATATCACAAAGAGCAATCCAAATATTATTAACAGTATCTGCTAATGTATTTACTGTTACTTTCCAATCAGGATAAGCAGAAGCCATTGTACCTGGTAAAGAAAGTGCCGGTTCATTTGTTAAATTACAAAAAGGAACAATCTCAGCAGCTAATTCTGCAGGTGTTCCAGTAACAGCTTCTAGATCACATAACTCTTGTTCTACTGTAGCAAGAATATTAACAATAGTATCTACCCCAGTTCCTAAACAAACATATGATGAATTTATAGGACCATAAGTAGTACTTAAAGTATTAAGAGTATTATTAATAGTTACAATACTTGAACTATTAGTAGATACAACATCAGATAAAATATCAACATTATTTTCTAAAATACAAAATTGCTCACCAATTAATTCAGCGTAACTTACTACATCTAAAGTAGTTCCGCCTGCTTCACTTTGTAAACAAACAGCTACATCACATATAAGATTAACTGGAGATGGAATAACTATATCATCTACAATAGTATAAAGATCACACAATTTATTTGTAATAAATTGAATTAAATCATTATATGTATAGTAAGTAGCTCCTCCTAAACATGCAACATTTACATCAACTGTTGCAGCAGTAGTATTAATTTCACATACTAACTCTCCAAGTTTAGCTACTACATCAGTAACTGTATCACCTTTGCATAATCCAATACACGGAATGTTTGGACCTTGCCAAGATACACAGTTTGAAGATACCACACTACATGGTGTGCTTTTATTATTTGATCCTACAGGTAACATGGTTATATAAAAATATAGTGCATACTGGTATAGTATACACTATAATATAAGAAAACTTTCTAACAATATCAAAACTATTAATTACTATTAGGCAATTAATAATTTTAAAAATATTGGGCAATTCTCTGAAGTTTGGATATTCTCTACTTCAGCAAAGGTTAAAGGTTTATAACTAAACTCTTTTTCCTGATTTAATAATGTTTCAAACTCTTTTTGAAACTCAATAAAATTAGGGTTTAACTTCTGTAAAGTTTTACCATCAACCTCTTCTTGAATAAATGCAGGTAATGATATAGAACCATCTTCATTAGTATCACCATACTTGGCAACTAACTCATCACGGAACTTATCAACAACAACTTTTTCTTCAGATACTTCTTTGTTAATTTGATTTAACCAGTACCTAGTTGTTAATGACATTTTTTCATTCAAAATACCTTTATACTCAGATTCAGGATTTTGTGGGTTACCATTTAATTCAATGGCAAGACTTACTACTTCAGCTAATTTTAAATTAATTTTTTCCATGCTTACAAATATAATATATTATATATCATAATGTCAAGTATATATTATTGAACTATTTCTGAATTACCTACTAATCCCGGTTGTAATAAATTATACATATCACATAACTCTTTGTTATAGATATCAATTTCTAAGTTATCATCACAGCATGTTGCAATACCATATTTAGTTCTTTTAAATATAGTATATATAGCCTCAGCATATTTCATGTTTATGGCTTCTGATCCGCAGGTATAATTTTCCATTGTATTTTTTGTTTAATTAAATTTTCATAGTTATTAAGACAACTACTACACACTTTAGTGCCATTACTTGCAGTTCTTACCTGACATCCACAGGATAACTGGGTGTTACAATTTGAACATTTCATATGAGATCTTACAGCCATTGTTGGTTTAATTACAATAAGTACAAGAGAGTTTGTCTAATTGAGCTAGTGCATAATTATAAATTGCCATGCCTTGATCAGCATTGTGACAAAATTCTATTTTAGCTTTAGCTCCATCTAACATAGATCTTAATAATCTTAACCTATTAAGTTTATCTCTCTCCGGTTGAAGGGGTTCACATCCTGATAAATTAACATCACAAAATATTTTATAATACTTATTCATAGCAGATGTAATACGAAGATAGTTATATTCTACGAAAACTTTATCATTTGGTGCTACACTATAACGAATAACATAAATACCATCAGGTAAAGAAGATTGTTGTGTTGTACAATCAGTGAGTTGTATATTTAATGAACATGCTGTAAGTAGTGTCTCTCCACCTTGCACCATAGTCACTGTTACAGGCTCTGTAAAGCCAGGAACTAATATTTGTAAGGTAGGACAAGCTACAGCCAATTCGGTGCTGTATACGCTTGTATCTACAACTCTTAATACATTAAGATTAAGTGTATCAGGAATATCTAAACTTAGAATGTGTTTGTTTGCCATAATTTGTTAAAGTAGAAGTAACTACTCATATATAATTTAATCATAATTTGCAAATAAAAAAAGGGGAAGATTTCTCCTCCCCTTAATTTTTATTTTAGATTTAGTTTATTTTACAAAAAGTAAACCGTTATCTACTAAATCAACACGACCAGAAGAAGCTAAAATTTCAGCTAAATCAGCTTCAAATCCATTAGCAGCATTCTGACGAGCAGAAGTAATGATGTGTAAAGTGTATTGATCGTTATCAAAAGTACCAGTTGGGTTATTGAAACGAGGAACACTATGTTGGATAACATATCTCCAGTAGCTAGCAGTACGACTAATAGCTTGCAAAGGAGCATCACCCAAAGTAATCTCACGGATACGTGGATCATCATTCCAATTGTTTTGACGGTATCTTTCAGACAAGATCAAGTCACGTACAATTGTTTCTCCAAAACCTTCACCTTGAATACCCAATACTGGTCCTACACCAGGATTAGCAGTATCATCAGCAGCACCAGAACCACGTTTAACACATAAAGATTGGAAGATACATGGATCACCACTCTCATCAATTTCAGATGCATAAACTTGAATTGGCTCTTTTTCAAAATGATCAGTTGGTTGGAATGAGCAATCTCCAAAACGGGTATCAACATAAGCACCAACTAAAATCATACCTGCACATACGTCAGAAGCAGTAACACCTACTGGAGTTACATAAGTATCCCAAGCAGAAGTAGTAATAACAACACCATTGATAGTTACATTACCACCAGCTTTACTCCAATAAGACCAAACAGAAGTTGTTGGGTTTTTGATTTGTACTACTGGGAATACAAATGGAGAAAGAATTGGGTTAGCATTATCAAATGGAGAGGTTTGAGTACCAGCCAATTGTTTAGACCAATTGATAAATACAAATGCTGGATCAATTTGATTAGGAGTAGTGCTAGAGCAACATCCAGTGTAATAAGATAATACTTGGTAAGCATTGTGATTTAAGAAACGCAAAGCTGGGCTTCCTTTAATATCAATACGCAAGTAGTAAGTTTCACCACACAAGAAGTCAGGACATACACAGTTATAAGGACTTGCAGCAGTAACTGAAGTTTGACCAATGTAAACTACAGCTTGACTAGCAGTTTTAGGAGCAACAACATAAGCATCTTTAATATACTTAGGGTTGATCACTTTAGATTTATTAGACTCAGAGTAACCACCGTGAAAAGGACCAACCTTATCAGTAGTAGGAGTTAAACTAGAACTAGCAAAGATAAATGGTTTTCCAACTTCAGCTCCAATAACACCACTAGTAGAAGCAATGTTCTTGAAAGATTTAGCGTCATACAAACCAAAATTACCCAGAGTACCAGTACCAGTTAATTGAGTATAAGTGTCAATACCAGAAGAAGTAGGAGTAATTACTACAGTTGGAGCAACTGAATAACCAGTTCCACCAGTTCCTAATGCAATAGCAGTAACTGCACCAACAGCTACAGTGATAGCACCGGCAGTTGCGCCATTACCATTACCACCAACTAAAGTTACATTAACTTGACCACTTACATAATTAGATCCACCGGCAAGTTGAACAAAACCAGTAACAGCACCACCAGCGATGGTTGCTGTGAAAATAGCTCCGCTACCACTGGCGGAACCTTGTTGATAAGTGCCTGTAGCAACAAACACTTTCTGAAACGAATGATTAAAATACATAATTTTTTATTTTTATAAAGATACACTATTATTATAGTGAATATTTTTGATTATTGCAAGAAAATTAATTTATATTTAGCAGAATTAATACTAGACTTAACATTATCTAACTCATTAGTTATCTCTGAATAAGGCATCATACTCTGTAAATTGTTTATTTTAGCATACAAAGAACGTAGATAAGCAACAGCTTCATCTTTTGTTTTAATAGTAGGTAGAGCTACTTCCCCATAAGAAAGTAATTTTTCTGAAGCTCCTTGATATGCTTCTGCAATAGTATCAGCATGATCAGGAAGAGCATCATAAATATCATTAAGAGCTTTGTGAGCAGCATATGAACCAACACCTGTTACTAATAAATGTGTTATATGTAATTTAGTTCCTGCATTCATCATCTCAACAACTAAGTCAGATGTGGCTTTGTCTACACTATTTGCAGAACCGCTAGGAAAACCGGGGCGTTGTAGTTTGTTTATCATTATAGACTAGCTAAAAATAATGAGGTTAAATCAACCCAACCACCTACAGAGTTATACTTCTTAAATGAAGTAACACTAATATAAGCATTGTATTGATCATCTGTATTAATAAAGATACCACTGCAATAAAATACATTTGTATTAGCTGGAACATTTGGGGTAACAATACCACTAGCACCAGTTAAAAATGCATCTCCAGCTAACCTAATCTTTTCTGTAGCAAAAACCATTTTATCTCCATATAATGGAATAGCTGCTAAAGCTGCTTTAAATGGAAATAGTATACTACATAAAACATAGTTCTGATAGTCATTTGGAAAATTTGCAGCTACTGGGGCAACAGCATTAGCAGCAACCCATACAATAGCTGTTGCTACTGCACCACAAGTATTGTCTCCAGCATTACCAGATTTACCTCTACGTATAATCCTTCCTACAGTACCATCTTGTGAGATACCAATGTGAGGAGTATTGATTAAAAATAAAGCACCATTGGTTGTTGTTGTAGCATGGCTACCCCAAGCTTGTAATCCTAATACTCCTGTATGAGGATATCCAGATAAACCACCAGACATAAAAGCTCCTAAGAACTGATTTACTGATGCTGGATTTTGGCCAATATTATTAATATCAACATATACTGGACCATCAACATCATCAGAACAAATAGAGTTTGATAATACAATGTTAGAAGGTTGATAACCATATCTCTGAAAAATAAAATTTTTAGCAGAAGTACCAAATCTTTCTGCAGATACTGCAGAAGCATATGTAGTTCTTACTGTCCTATCATATGTTTCAGGATTTGTTGGAAAAGCTTTTTGCACACCTTCAGCTACAAGAAACCAATTTCCTGGGGAAGGTAGTTGTTGAGATAAAACTAATGATCCTGGTACTATATTACCAGTAGCATCTTTTAAAGCAAAGGGGGATAAATTTGTCATCTTATTATTTTTTAATTATTTCTTTCAGAATTTTGAGTACCACGGCTAAACTGATTAACCGATTCAATATCACCAGCAATAATACTTGCGGCTTCATCTATTAGTAATTCTACAATATCATCTTTAAATTCACAAGTAACATCAGTTGGTGATACTAAACCAGTATATGGATCTACTACATTAATGATTTGAATATATCTAGGTTTTCTATAATAAGTAAGATTAGGGTTAACTACATCAAATTGATTATTTGTGTAGATCCTAATTTTATTACCCATTAATGTACAGAATGTTTCACCCCATTCATAACTTGGAGTTCTAAATTGATCATCTAATAATTCATCTACATTAGCTTCTTCAGCTAAATAAACAGTCATGGTTTCAGGGTTACAACATTCAGTTTTAGCAAATGTACTAACTCTTTTATATTCTAAATAGTCTGTTGGTAAAAGATTACTTTCAAAGTATAATAAAGTTTGTGTTCCAAATAATGGAACTTGTAAAAGAAGTAATTGTAAATCATCAATCCTTCTTTTAGATCCTTCATCTCCTTCTCTATAAACATTACCAGCATGTAATTGTCTTCTAACCCACTCTATTTGAGCCTTATTAAAAGCTTCAATAATTTGCCACCCCTCTAAATTCTCATAGTCATTAGAAGCCAATTTATTAAGTCTTTGCTTAATCTTTAGTTGTAGTATAGAGTTGTTCATAGATAGATAATAATAGGGGGATTACTTATCCCCCTATATTTTAACATTTTTTCTTTGTACTAGATTTCTTAATTGATCCACCCATTTTCATGTAACCACCCATCATAGATGATTCACGTCCTGAAGAACTACCTTTAGGAACAGGTTTAGAGAAATTAGGTTTGCTTACTTTTTTAGTTGCCATGATTATATTATTATTTCCAATGTTGTTCTACTTTGTTAATGATTGAATCAGCTACATCTTGGTTAAGAGGGTTCTTTAAGAATTCAACAACATCACTAGAAGTTTTACCTAACATAGTGCTACTTGATAAATGATAAATAAATCCATCTGATTTAGTGACTAAATATTTATAAATATTTGCATCTCTAACTATAGCTCTCAATTTTAATGTGGTCAAATCATTCTCAGATACATCCAAGAATCTTTCTGCACATTTTTTCTTATCTCTATCTACACTTTCACCGTTGATATATTTATCCATGTTATCATAGATAATATCATTAGGTGTAGATTTTTTATATTGTGCACCATCAATATCAATGATCTTAGCAACATAGAATAATTTAGTTTGATTTTTATCAAACATCTTTTGCAATTCTGCAAGAGCTTTATTCCTAGTTTTCTTAGTCTCTGTTTTAATAGTTACAGTTTCCTCTAATCTATCCAAAAAGAATTTTGGTGGTTTTGACATCTTTCTAGCATCATCATAAGACTTAGCTATAATACTAAACCCACCTGCATCAATTGCATAAAGTTTAATAAGATCATAAGGATCAGTAGCAGGATCTAAATAAAGTGGATCATTACCAACTCTAATTACAATCTTACTCCAGAAATCATCATTGTCTGGTCTTAGTAATTTAACTTTATTCCAGAACTCAGCATCTTCAGGATTAACAACATTAGCTGCTAATTCTTTTTCTAGCTCACAAATAATTTTTCTAATCTCTTTAATTTTAGCTTCTCTATCTACATCAGGTAAAAATTTAACTTCTGGAGCAAATTCATTTAATCCAGTAATGTATCTTTTAATACCGTTAATTTCTAGACAAGCTAGTTGCTCTTCATGGAATACACCATCAAAAAGGGAGAGACCATAAGACTCTAATCCCATGTTACTTACATTAGGATCAAAGTAAGATTTAATACTCAAAGTACCTTTTTTGTTTTGTGGGTACTTGTCTACAATTGTTACACTCATTGGTTTATATAATTATTTGGTTGGTTTTTCTTTTTCAAATATAGTTATTTATTTCTTATTAAAATTAATTCCCAGATGTCTTTATGAACAGTCATAAAATTAAGATTTTATAATCTCTACTGTTCCTGATCCAGTAACAGCTTCAATTGCGATTACACATTTTTCAGTGATTACAGTTGCTAAGGCCGTTCCCCAAAACTCAGTATTTGTTAATTCTGTTTGTACCTGTGAAGGAATAGCGCTAACATTTAAAGGGGATTTACCTGAGATAAAATCCGCTTCTGATTTGTAATAGTTTAAATTTACCCAATTAGAATTTGGAGCTAAAATGTAAATGTTTAGATAACCAAAAGCGTTATCTACTGTAAAACCTTCATCGGTTGTTAGTGGTGTATTTATTTTTATTGCCATAATGTTTGTTTATTAATTGAATTAAGTCCATAATACTTGAGTAATTTCTACTTTAGCAACTATTGACATAGTTACACTACCTCCACCCACAAAAGTAGGTCCAGTAAATGTTAATAACATTTCTTGAGATGCTCCAGCTGTATAATTAATTGCACAGGCAGCATAGGCAGCTGGTGTTGTTACCATTAATTTAGTTGCTGCTGAAGTATGCGCAGAAGCACTAGAAGTACCTCCTACTCTTTTAAATCCTAAAAGGTCTACAGAAGTTATAACATCTCCTACACTTATACCAGTTGCAGTTCCCGTAATTGCAGTTACAACAGCTACCCAATTAACTTGAACATTATATGCTTGATTATTACTTGAAGGAACAATAAAATATGAAACCCCACTACCATCTAAAGATAACATAGTTGTTCCACCAGTTAATAAACTAGCTATTCTATAAGATTTTAAATCTGATGCTTGACCCACTCCACCAGCTCCAAGAATAGAAAATTGATTATACATACTAGAAACTGAACCCCCACCTAATGCAACTGAATTTACTTGTTCAGCTCTTGAAGAACTACCAATTGCAATAGCATTTGTATTTAATGCAACTGGATTACCATTCCCCATAGCAATAGCACCTGCTCCAATAGCATAAGCTTCTCTACCACTTGAAAAACTTGCTGTTGCATTTGAAAGATTTTGATAACCCAAAGCAATAGCCCATGTACCACTTGCAATACTACCATTTACACCAGCAATAGAATCTGTACCACTTGATGTATTACTTCCACCACCTAAAACAATTGCACGTGGTCCACTTGCAGTATTTGATTGCCCACCTACAACAGTTGCATGTGTGTTTGTTGATGCAGTGTTACCTTGACCGCCAGAAACTACAGAATGAGTTGATGATACTGTATTTTGCAAACCACCACCAATAAATCCGTAAGTTCCAGTCATATTATTTAAAGTTCCACCTACAATAGTACTTTCTGTACCACCAGAAGTAGTATTTAAATTTCCTCCTCCTATAAAAGATTGTAATGCTCCAGCACTATTATTTTGTCCACCAACAACAACAGATTGTACTGCGGTTGCTTTATTTCCAGAACCTCCTAGAACAACAGCTTGTGTATTACCAGCAATTTCATTTGCATTACTTCTTGACATTTGCAAATCTACAGACTGGTTACCTCTAGGATTACCACCAGCGGCTGTGCTATCTTCTTGGTCTAGTACGAATTTTTTTCCCATTTCTTTATTTATTAATAAGCTACTTCTGTTAATTCCACCCTAGCTACACAACGGAATGTTGTTGCACTTGCTGTAGTTGGAGCTTTAAATGTGATTTGTAAATCTTGTGATGCACCAGCAGCAAATGTAAATGCAGCAGAACCCATATTTGCATCAAATATAATATTACCAGAAGATACTCCTACTACAGAACTTACACCCCCTACTTTTTTAAATAGTAACGTGTATTCGCCCATATAAGAATCTCCTAGTACTAATGTACCACCAGCAACAGAAACAAATGCTGTAGCGGTTATTTTTACTGCCCATAGTCTGTTATTGCCCTCTGGAATTATTAAAGCAGTTACTCCTGTTCCGTCCAAAGATAAAACTGTTGTTGCATTTGAAGCAAGTGCGGCTTGTTTGCTAGCTGTTAAATTTGATTGTTGTGAACTACCTCGATCACTACCAAACATAAAAGCATTATTAGTGGCAAATTGACCTCTTAAATATGATCTAACAAAAGAACCAAAAGCAGTAGCGCCTAAAGCTGAAACATTATTATTGTACCCAGTTGAAAATCCACTTTCTGCACTGATTGTTGTAGCTCCACCGCTTAAATTAACTGCATAGTTTCCAGTAATAGTACTTCCTTCTGGCTGTCCATTAAAATTAAAAACACCTATTCCACTTGAAGCATTAAGATTGCCAAAACAAAAAGATTTAGCCCCGCTTGCCGTATTGCTTAAACCACCAGCTACAGAATGCTGCCCACTTGCAACATTACTTTGCCCACCTACAACAGTTGTATGTGTGCCAGTAGATGCTGTGTTGGATTGACCGCCTGAGATTGTACTGTAATTTGAAGAAGCTGTGTTGTTTGCACCTCCAGAAATAGTTCCAGCACCAGCACCAGTTGCATTATTATTTAAACCACCACCAATAAAAGAACCACCTCCTCCTCCACCAGTTGTATTTGCACTTCCTCCAACAATTGTATGAAAAAATCCAGAACCTCCATTAATATAATTTGAAGAACCTCCTACAAGAACAGCATAACCAGCATTATCTATTCTATTAAAATAACCACCACCTATAAAAGCTAAACCTGAATTTATATCAATTCCATTCCATTGACCACCAGTAATAACTGATTTAGCTCCTCCAGCTACTTTTAAATTAGAATCTCTAATCATTTGCAAATCAACAGCATATTGTCCTCGTGCATTTCCACCCGTTATAGTTCCATCTGGAATATTAGCTATCAATGCACCCGTACCATTTGGAGCTATGACTAAACTTGCATTTGCTGTAGATGATTGTATTACTGCACTTGTTTGTGTAGTTACTGTAGAATCAGATTCTAGCTTTACTCTTTCATCAAAAGTTACTTGACCACTAGCTCTATTAATAGATAAAGGCGTATTTAAAAGCGTACCAGCATCGCTATAAGCGCTTATCGCAAAATTGCTACCAGCATTAGAACCAGTTTCAGCAATATTATTAACGTATAAGTCAAAACGTTGTAATCCAGCTGTTCTATAAGTAATAATTTTACTTTGTCCAGCATCTCCATCAATGACCATCCTAGTCGTTGCAGCAGTGCTTTTAAGGTGTAAAATACCTAAAGGCGTAGTAGTACCAACCCCTAATCTTTTATTGATATTATCCCAAAATAATCCGGGATCACCACCTAATGCATTATTGTCATTAAACTGTACATAGCCGTTTAATCCTGCTGGTAATACTGTATTATTATTGATGTATTCAACAATAGCATTAAGGTGACCAAATCTAGCTCCTTCAAGGTCTTGTCCACTGCGTATATTTACATCAGGAGAGGTCGGTATAAATCTTTGTAATGCCATTTTATTTATTATTAGTACCCGATAAGAGTTACGAGCTCTTTAAAAACGTATTACCGGGTTAATTTTTTAATCTAATACTAGAAAACTAATTTTAAAAATATTATTAAAGGCATTAGTACCATGCACATTATAAATCCTAATTACAAAACTTCCATTACTAATAGAATCTAATGTAAATACTGGAATACCTGCTCCTGTATGTACTGGAGTTAATAATACTTTTGATGCAGAAGTAACTTTACTATTATTTACAGTAAAAGCTACATTAGATCCAGCAACAGTAGTAGCTGACACGGTAGTAATTACACCAGCATAACTATCAATAGTTACTGCACTGCTAATTCCTACAGTTTGTGTTACAACTGCAGTATTACCGGTTACTTTATTAACTTCATCAACAATAGCATTAATGTGACCAAATTTGGCCAATGACATGTCCTGATCATTATTCAAAAATGGATCAGGAGATAACGGAGTAAATTTATTAATCATTTTATTTATTTTTTATTTATATCCAAGGTAAAGGAGTATTTTGTGGAGTTATTGGTGGATTTTTTTGTGACTCTATTTGTCCATCAATATTTGTAGTAATAGAAATTAAACCATTTTCACCTAATCCTTCTTTAATCCAGTCAAGAACAATATCTTGAGTTAGCTCAGAATAAGGAATAAATTCAGATCCTTCTTTTACAGTAAAGATTGAAAAGTTATCAATAGATGCAGAAAATTCACCATCTACTCCAGTAACATTGTACATAGCATTTACTACATAATCTTGTAATCCGTCTACAGTTTTAGTATAAAGATTTGTGATTGTCCAATTATATGTTGTCATAATTTATTTTATTTATTTTATTTATTAAGCTGGTTGTAAAGCAATATAATAATCTACACCATTAATTTTTACTTTCCATCTTTTTGTAGGTGTAACTGCTGCTGTATCTATAGCACCAGCATTTATTGTTGTACTACCTACTACAAATTGATTATTTGCTGTTGCTGTTGCTGCTGATCCTAATATTACTGAACCACTAAAATTACTTGTTTGAGTATTATATCCTATAGCAGTATTATCATTAGCTGTAGTATTACTTGATAAAGAATCTACACCTACTGCTATATTTGCAGTACCACTCGTATTAGCATTTAAACTACGGTATCCAAGAGCTGTGTTATTAGAGTTAGTATTATTTTCTAATGATAAATAACCTAATGCTGTATTACCAGTTCCTGTTTGATTTAAACGTAAACTAGAAGCACCTACTCCCGTATTACCTGTACCTGTAGTATTTGAACGTAATGCTATGTCCCCAATTGCAACGTTATAAAAACCTGTTGTACTTAATTTCAATGCCTCAAATCCAACAGCAATATTCGAACTACCACTTGTTACACTTTGCAAAGAACGTTCTCCTAAAGAAGTATTAGCACTACCTGTCATTCCCGCAGCAGTTTGAGAACGATTTCCTACAGCAGTATTTTGAACACCTGTTGTATTTCCTTGTAACGCTAAATAACCAATAGCCGTAAGTGTTCCTGTAGTATTTGCATTTCCAGCAAAATGTCCTATTGCAACATTATTAGAGACAATATTATTAAATAATGAATCATTACCAATAGCAATATTACTTATTCCAACAGTATTACTATATAAAGAATCGCTACCTACAGAAATATTATAATTTCCCGAAATATTTAATCTCTGAGATGATCTACCAATTGCTGTATTTTGAACACCTGTAGCATTACTTAATAAAGCAGTTAGTCCTATTGCTGTATTTCTTAATCCTGTTGTATTAGAATACAATGCACTTTCACCTATAGCTGTATTTTCATAACCTGTAGTATTAGAAAATAATGAAGCTTCACCAACTGACGTATTAGAAAACCCTGTAGTATTAGAAAACATAGAAGTTTCACCAATAGCCACATTATAAGCACCTGTGGTATTTGCAATTAAAGCTTCTTGACCAAAAGCTGTGTTAGTTGTAATTCCTCCAGCACCATAATTAGTAACAGAAGTACTAGATAATAGTAAAGGTGTAGTATTTCCATTAGAATCTAATATAGATTTTAATGTGATTGCTATTAAACCATCACCAGATAATTTTAATCCAGCTGCATTATTACCATTGATATATTCAACAATAGCATTAAGATGCCCAAATTTGGCAACTTCAAAATCCTGACTATTTCTAATAAACTTATCAGGTGACAACGGTATAAATCTTTCTAATGACATTTTATTTATTATTTACTTCTTATTAAAAATATAGTCATAAAAAACGGTAAATATACTAGTCCATAAGAAATAATATATCAACCAATCTATATAAGGATTGATTATTGGGGTATAGCAAACAATACCTAACACAATAGCTAATATAAAAATAGCTTTAAAAAAATGCCAAGCATCTGTAAGCCATACAAATATTGTAGAACTATATATAAATCTTTCTTTATACCTTGGATAAAACCCAAAATAATACCAAGCTTTTACTGGAGGTTGTAATGGACTAGCCCATTTATACTTCCAACTTATTTTTGGATCCCACCATTCAGGATTAAATTTAGAGAAGATACTATCATCATATCTTCCCATGATTATATCCATCAGGGCATTTATAATACCTACTATAACTATTAGTATAAATGTTATCACTATACTTAATTAGAACCTGGTGGAAGGTACGAGCCTCCACCAGATTAATATTATTGTTATTAGAATGAACCGCCAGTGATAGGGTTACGCATAACAATTTTGAGAACCTTGGTAGGATCTTTCACCCAAATAGCAGGCATTGTTTGGCTCATGTATACACGGTATCCATTGAACTGACCAGAGCTTTGGAAGCCTTGAGTACGTCCCATGTAATCCATAGTACCATTTTGGTAGAACCATTTCAATTGATTATCCCAAGATAATTTCAACATGAAGATATTATCATTTACGTTATCTGTGATATCAAAGATAATGTAGTTATAAGAACTCAATGGGAAACCATCAATTAAAGGATTTTCAATATCATTAGTATGCAAGTTATCAAATGCAGGATTAAGTACAAATTTAACGTTAGCCAAGAAAGGAATTACATAACTAGTGTAAGCAAATCCAAAATTCAAGTCCATACCTTTACCAGTGATAGCTCCAATTTCTTGAGCATTAATAAGCATACCAGATTGAATTGCTTCTTTCTTAATAGCTTCATTAACCAATTTCATACCACCCATACCGGTTTGTACAATCAATTGACGCTTAGGATCTGGACCTTGGAAATCAACTTTACCTAAGTAGAAGTTATAAATCTCAGATTTAAACAAGTCTAAGTTGAAACTAGATTTGTTGTATACACGCTTAAAGCTGTTATCCAACTGTTTCCAAAGACCCACTGATAATCTAATATCATCTGGACCATCTTGTTTAATTTTACCACCTTGTCCCCACATTAAGTAAGTTTCAATGTCATTAGCTACTTTAGTTAAGTGAGCTGCTTCCATTGTAGTCAAGAAAGTACGTGTCAAGTTACCATTGTCAAATGCACGTTTAACTGCATCTTTACCCATAGTAGCTACCATAGATTCCAAACTAGTAACAGAAGGATCCATAGTCTTGTCAAAGTTTCTCCAGATCTCAGTTACTGGAATAGTACCATCTGCATTTAAACCACCCTTCAACATCAAATCTGCACGAGAAGAGATAGAATAGTGAACGTGAGCTTCAGCTCCACCTACATAGTTGTAGAATTCACGGAAACCTGCACCATATTGTCCAATATCAGAGAAACGCTCACCGTATTCACCACGAGCAGAACCTTTACGGAACATTTTAGTACCAGATGCTAAATATTTGTTATCCAAAGAAACACCATTGCTGTTGTTTACTAATTGAACTGTGTAGATAAAACCATCACCAGTTGGAGTAATATCATCAGCTGTGATGTACATCTCTAAACCGTTATATTTATCATAGGTAACAATGTCACCATGACCAAATACACGCTTGTTCAATTTAATTTGGAAGTTAGTACCGTCTTGTCCTTTTACAGTATTGGTAGAGTCAATATCAGTAACAATGTAAGGAAGATCTTGAGCAACAGGAACCTGCCACTTGTACTCTCCACGAGCATTGTCTACATTGATAACGTTCTTACCACCAAAACTAGAGAATTGGTAAAGAGGCATTTCAACTTTTTGAGCCATAGCCCAAATGTCTACTGGACCTAAGTCCATTGGTTCACTGCTTTTCAGCATGTTTACTAAGTGATATGAATCTACGTGTGAACTAGCTTGGTAGCTGGTATCACGCAGAAATATACCGTTGTTTAAAACTGGAGTTGCCATAATTATTTATTTATTTTTTTGTGTTTGTTGCTTATTAAAATCTTTTAAAGATATTTGTTTGTCTTGGAATCTTACGCTGTTTTGGTTCCTCCTCTTTTTCTTCAAGTACAGTACTAGAAATCTTTCTGCCCTGTTCTGTTTTGAGTTGTCTAACAGTGTTTTCAACCACTTTGTTTTTGCCTTGTTCCATGATCTTTGTCTTGTATCCGTCTGGATCAGCCAATAACCACAATGCTTCAGCTACTAATGGGTAGTTAGGTTCTACAAATTGATGCTTCTCTAACAAGTGTCCCAATAGATTTGTGTTTCTTCCTGAGATAGATGGATAGTTAGGTTGTACAAGACCAGCATATAACATTGCTTGAGTCTTCTTATCTAACTTAACACCAGCTAACTCTGAAGGTTTGAGAGCTTCATATACATTATCCATATATGCTGAAGCTGCTTGCTCTTGTTGTGCTTTCATTTGCTCTTGTTCAGCAATTTTTTGAGCTACAATAGATTCTTGCATTCTATCTAACTTTGGTTTAAACTTATTAGCTTGTTGTTCTAACTTACCTAAGTCTTTCCAAGTTACAATTTCCTCATTAATTTCCTCATCATTACCAAATCCAGTAGCACGCAAGTATGAACGTACAATATGCTCTTGATCCATATCATCTGTTGGATCTAAACTACGTACTTCTTCTACTTGTGCCAATGCACTAAATAACCCCCTGAGATCATTACCTCCATTTGCTACATATTGTGCAGCATACTGAAGTTCTTCAGGAAGAGATTCAAAGAACTCTTTTGGAGTTTGCTCTTTAATTGCACGCTCTTTTTCTTCAAAATTAGCTTGCAAGAGTTCCTTCCAATCTTTAAGAGAGTAGTCTTCCATTGATTTCTCATCTTCAAAACCAATTAATACACCCTCTTCAATTAGTTTAGAAAAGGTTTCTACCATCCCACTCTTATCTACTTTAGGTCTGCCACCTTTAGGTAACTCTTCTTCTTGATTAATTAAGTCATCTACATCATTAGTTAACTCAGTTAATAACTCATTAGCAGATTGGGTAGAAGGTTTAGGATTTCCATCCTCATCTTCCTCTTCTTTGTCTAAGAACGATAAATCTGTTTTTGGGGTAGAAAAGAAATTGGGTTTCTTCTCTTCTTCTGCAGGTAACACAATGCTAGCTGCCCCCGGAGCTCCACCAAAGATATCATCAATGTTAATATCTACTTGTTGTACTATGGTTTGCTCTGTTGGTTTGTTTTCACTCATATTGTTGGTTTGTTTTTTTTGTTTGTACTGTACATAAAGAATATAACATATTACTTTTTATAAACTTTAAAAATTTGTAAATCTAAGTCTATTTGTTGTAATATAACGCTATTACTTTTTCTTCTCTGGTTTATCGTATTTGTTTTTATTAACTCTAGCAATCTCCAATTGCTTATTAGCAATCTCTCTTTGTGAAGCTAATCTCTCACGCTCAATATCCATCTTATCCATATTTATAGAATTCTGTGTAGCAGCAGATTCTTTTTTAAGATCCATTTGCTGTTGGAATTCATTACTCTTACGGATATCTCTCATAGCATCTTGATAATCAGAGACTTGGTTTTGATTTATATCAACAGTAGAACCATAACCAGCAGATTTAATTTCAGCAATGACAAGATTATTTTGTCTATCCTTTTCATTTTCATCAGCTTCAAATTGCATTTTCATTTTAGTCTCTTCAGTTTGAGCTTGTAAAGCTTGTTCCTGCATAGCCTGTTGTTGTTGCATTTCTTGTTGACGTTGTTGTTGCTGTTTTGCTTCAGCAGATTTAAGGATATGAGTAACTTCAGAGATAGATTCAGCTTTCATAATATTACCTAAATCATATATAGAAGCACCAGCTGTATTATTAGTTAGAGCTAATTGTTTTAATTGTTCTAATGTAGCTCTGTGATTTGTTCTAGTTGTACAAAAAATATTAAAATCTCTAAGCAATAAATCAGTACCATTAATTTCAAAGTTAACCTTTTCATCAGTTGTAGTAACATACTGTAATCTAACTGAAGGTTTAGTTGAATGATAGAATTGTGCCAAATCTGTACGCATTTGATGTACACGTGGCATTAAGTAATCACAATGGTTAATAAAATATGTCTCAGTTTGCGCATAGGAGTTTGATACAGCCATTCTAACACCTGTTGCGGTAGCTTGCTCCACTTGTTCTCCCAAACGCTGTGGTGTGATCCCTATTACTTCAAAAGCTTGTTGTTTAAAATAATTAGCTAATTGAGTTCTAGACATCAAACGTTGAGTTTGTTCTAAGTTTAATACTTGGTAATGTTGAAAGTTAAGTGCATTCTCAGTATTAGTAATAGAAGTATCTAATGGTAACATCTGGAAATTCTTCATTGCTACATAAGCTTTTGCTAAATTATTCTTTCCCCAATCTTCTCCTAATGAATGTTTAGGTAAAGCATTTTGATCTAACATGATCACAGTACCTAATTCATCTACAAGTATATCAGCAATTTGGTTATTTACAATGTTATAACCAATTTGAAATGGTTTCATCAAATCAACTAATGATGTTGATTTAGTATTTCTATCAGAGAATACTGCACCTTCTACTGGTAATTTACAACCATACAAAGTAGCATCACCTTTAAATTGGAAAGGCACACGTCCTGCTTTAGGATTATTAATACCTAAATAAATAGGGTTAATACCACTAGCATTATTATTCATACCAAAATAAGCAGGATTATTAGGACCAATTTTTACACCACCCCATACTTCATTAATCCAAATCCAATCAATATGTTCACCCGCAAGTAAATTCTCTTTATTTTTATTTTTAAATAGACTAGTATCATACAAAGGTTTTTGAGTGATAACATATGCTTCATCTACTACATCTTGTATTACTTGACCAGTCTCATCTATCTTAGTTAAATGTCCAACTTTACGTTGTGATTTCCAATAAATATGTGAAACACGCAACATATCTGTATTTTGATAATCAGACCAATCCTCTGATTCAGACATAATGTGGCTAACAATATCATTACCGGCTGTACTATTTTGTTCCCATGTAGACATAAACTGTCTATACTGTAGAGAAGGCATATTAGTATTCCATTCATGAGATTTAGTAGAATCATAATAAGCACCATCATTCTGATATCCCTGTAAAGGATAACCAGCTGCTCTTGTAGGATAAATAGCCTCCATAGAACGCATCTGATCTTCAGTCATTAGATAACCATATTTATCAATAATATCTGCTACAGTAAGCATTTCAATTTTACCTACCCAGTTACCTTGAGAGATATATCTTACATCTGAAGACTTATGATAAAAAGTAATTAATGGATTCCACAACTCTACTTCATAATCATCTTCATTCATCTTGAAGTGCCAAAACTCCCTATCAGTGATTAACATATCACGGAAGCCTCTCTCTTCAAGTTCATCCATTTTAAATCTCTCATCATCTACACGCATTTGATGTTCAGCCCATTCTTCTAACATAGACCTATAGTCTTTCTTAAAGAATTGCTCAATCTCTGGTAATGATTTAAGGTTTTCAGGACTTAATGCTTTTTGTATTTCAGGATCCTCTAGATCAGCACCCTGTTCAATCATACTCATAACCATTTTACGTTCAGCATCAGCAAGTAACTTCTGCTCAATCATGGCTCTTTTTTGATCTAGTAATTCATTATATGAGATTTCATCTACAGCCCTAAAACTAACTCTAGTATTTCTTTTAGCAAACTCTGCTACTAATACATTAATTACATTAGGAATAATAGGGTAGAATTTTAATTCTAATGCAGATTCATCTTGTTTTGTAAGTACATCAATTAATTGAGCATACTCAACATCTTCTTCTACAATATAATCAGTGCGGTCAATAATACCTTTAGCAAGTTTATAATTTTTAGAGAGTCTTCTGGCATTTCTACGCAATTGTTTCATGCCCTGCCATTCTAACCAATCAAGATTATGGGCACTCCAATCATCATCTTTTTGACTACGTGGAATAAATTGTATAGGTTGAGTTAAAGTAGACATACGATTATGTTCTACTTTTGCTCCATTTTTTAATTGCAGTGCGTTGTAAATTTGCATTTTATTTTTTTTAAATTAATTTAAAAACAGTATCATTCTTTCTAATTCCAGAAAGTTTTCTTGTTAGTGTATTAGGTCTAATATTCATACTAATAGCAGCATTTTTTATAGAGGTAAATATCTGATTAGTTTCTATATTAATTACTTTTTTTGATGCTGTTTCTATAATTTTATTTTTTGCAGCTTCACTATGAGATTTTCCATACATGCCATGATTTATACCAGATACTTTTTTAGAAATTTTACTTTTAGTTTCTTCTGATAAGATTCTACCATATGCTCCTTCACCTCCAATAGTTAAATTACAAAGAATTCCACCATCACAATTTCTTTTATAAATAGCAATAAATTCTTTTTCTTTTTCACATGCTTCTTCCCAAGACAAGTTATCCATAATTATATCAACTCTATATTCTGTTTTAGAAATAATGTTTTTCCAATGTTTAGTTCTAGGATTAATAGAGTTAGCTCTTTTATATTTAGAATCACTACCAATCCCAATATAGAATGGTTCATTCTTATCTAATCTAATATGTCTATAAAGATAAGCCATAATCTGTAATTGTTGTATTAGGTTGTTCTGATAATTCTTCTAAATTTAATTCAATCATGTCTTCTTCACCCTCAATATAATATGAGGTGTAAGTTACCTTTATGGTAATATTGTCAAGGGCAGTTGTACTCATATACCAATTCATTATTTAATATTTTTAAATGCCATTTTTGGTTTTTGCATACCACTTGTAGACACCGTTTTTCCAATATGTCTGAATGCCCCTACTTTTAATTTATACAAATCTTTTGACTTATCCAAACTTTCAGAGTTTACTTCTTTACGTTTTAAATATCCACGGTTTGATTGTTGGATTTTTGCAAACGCTACAAGTGCAGTAAATGCTACAAGTCTATCCACGTTTAATCCATCTCTGTATGCTAACATTTCTTTTATTAACATAGGGTCAGGAATTCTAGATACACCAAATGTTGTTTTTACTATTGTACCATCTGTTTTATAATCATGATCAATTTCCTCCCTTAAAAACTCAATAGCATAAGAGATAAGGTGGGCCTTAAATAATGTCCCGGTATTTCTCCAACCATACTGTTGATATACACTAGCATTACTACCAATATCTTTTAAAAATAATATCTGATCTTTTGTTACTAGATATCTTTGCTTTCTTTGAGAGATCATATACTGAATAAACAAAGATACGTTATTCTCCACTAATGTCCAGGCGTTATACCACTCTATAATTAGCTCTAATCTTTCATGTGTTTTTTTGATATCATCAAAACGTCCACACCACGCTGCTACAATCTTATCCTGTTCTATATGCGTTTTCTGCTCTCCACCCTCCTCTCTACATACCTCCACAGGAGCTTTATAAACAAAGATGGAACATAAAGAATCAGAGGTAGTAGTCTTACCTTCAGAAACCGTGTCAATACTTGCATAATACATTCCAAATGTTGGATCTTTTTTTGGTCTCTCCCATACTACTAAACAACCTGATTTATCCTCTGTCTTTTTAGAGATAGGAAATTCAGTGATGGGTATTTTATTTGAATCTTTTATTGTTAAAATATTATTTTCATTCCTATATAACTCTAATAGTTCATAAGGATATTCTTTATCTTCAATTCTTCTTAATTGTGCAGCTAACAAATGTACAGAGAATACAGACTCTCTTCTAAATGCAAATGCCTCTTCAATATTTGTAGGTTTCTGAGAGATACGTAACTGATATTTATCTGGTTCAATTTCTTTCTTCCATTTAATTCTCTCCTCTTTAATAGCTTCTAAAGCTTCTTCTACTAATGAGTTACCATACTTATCTACAAATGGCATCATAGACCATTGCTCAGGAATAAATAATCCTGCTGTACCAATAGTACCTTTAGCATCTAATAAATTAGTTTCTACTGCAAAAATATCATTAGCTTCAGGGTTCATGATTAAATTCTTTAATGGTTCACATTGATCTAAGTCCCCCACTGATCCTGCTGCAATAAATACCCCGGTAGTAACCATCCCAGATTGTAATGCTGGCCGTAAGTACTCATAAGTCTCCCCCATCTTAGGAGCAATACCTGCTTCCTCATGGAAGAAATACTGACAAGGACCACCCACACCTGCTGTTGCAGATTTCTCAAATGACATACCTTGTATAGTACCTTTTAATCCTACCTCAGTTTTCTTATTACCTTTTCTTACCTCAATCTTTTGTTGCCATAGCATAACCTTATCTGGATTCATAGGTCTATACCAAGCAGTATGTTCATTTAAGAAAGATGCATATTCATCTAAAAATTTCCAAGTACCTTTATCATTTATATAATCTTTAAGTGAAGCCCCTATCTTTAAAGTAACCCCCTCCTCAAACCATAATGAATTAATTAATTTACCTGCATGAAAATATGAGGATGCTATCTGACGTTTCTTAAGAATTGCAACATGCTTATAATATAACTCTGCTAATGTTTCATACAATGCCATGTGATATTGAGCATCCCGGACTTTAGCAAATCCAAACTTCTTCTCTTCCTTATCATAGATAGGTAAGAAGTTAAGCCACATATAATAATCTCTAGAAAGATACCACACCCCTATACCATCTTTATACAATACCCCGTTCTTACATTTCTTTTTCTGGTCATCCCAGTAGTAAATATAATCTTTAGATTTAAATGGGGCTACTGTATAAAAACCATACTTATTAAAATTAGCGGCTTCTTTATTAAATATTAATGCTGTTTCATTGAAATTATACTGACCTGGTTCTTTAAACAATGACAACAAATATTCTCTCCATTCTTCTCTAGTAGAAAAACATGTAGTTGTCCATTGACCATTTTCCCAAGTAGGAATTTCAACAAAATTATTCATCCACTAATTTATCAAATTCTTCAGGTTTCCCTTCAGTAGTAATAATCATATACAATAATGTATCAATTGTCTTTGAGGAAATCATAGAGTTACACTCTTTATCATTCCCAAAATATGCCTCTTTATCCTCTGATTTAAATGCAAACCATTTTTTTGTGTAGGTGTTGTATGTAAACAACCATCCATATAAACTATTTTCCATAATTATTGATCGTATGCTAATCCTATATTACCTCTTACTTGACTTTTTTGTTCCTCTGCTAAATCTTTATAAGCTCCTTTAAAAGATTGTCTTATCTGATCAAATTTAGCAGCAGCATTTACTAATGCTGTAATATTACCATCTCTACCATGTTGTATTTCTGTAGTCTCCATATAGTGTGCCAATCTATCTAACATAGATTTAATTCCTACATATGTTCTATACGTGGGAGTCTCATATAACTTCTGACAAGTACTCATACCCCGGATGATTAATTCATCTTCCGTAGAAATATCCATGTCAATCTCAGCCATAATTATCTCCTCCTTTTCATGTTCAGGAACATTAAAGAAAGGGTTAAGATCAGGGTTAGGACAAGTCATATAAAATAAGTAGGTATATATCTTAAGAAAATCATCTGGATGTAACTCCATTATATCTCTTAATGAAGAGATTGTGTAGCAATGCTCAGTTGGCACTACTTTATTGTTTACTATATCAAATAGTTTAATTAGCATCTTGTTTGTGTTTTATTAAATTTATAACCTCAGCTTTTAGA